AGGTAATATGTTTAAACTACCTGAACTGATACCTGCGTCTGTAAACATTGGTGGAGCATCTACTGCTGGGTTAACAATAAGTAACTCATTGAATACGAATATCTGTGGAGGATACTTATCATCAAACGTAAATGGTAGAAAACCTGTACTATTAGTGATATCATTCCAATCAGCAGTATTAGTATTGTAAGTTACTACATGCCCAAGGTTATCTGTACCCTTAACGATAAACGCTAGGACAAGATAGTTATAACCTGCAGGAGTAAACTGAGTTACAGCCATAGCCTTACCACCGCTAATCACTGAATCAGTATCATGTAGAACGATATCATCAGTAAAGGTATTAACCCCTTGTACTGAACCATCCTTACATCTTAAATTAAGACAATCATTCCAAGCGCCATCTGGCAATGAATGAGTAGGCACATCTGTAATTAAACCTACTGCTGAAAAGTCTATCTCGGGTGTTGTCTTGAAAGGCATATATGCTCCTTAATTAGCGACTACTAGTTATTATCTTAGTGTCATTTGAAGTACAGTGGGGACATCGTCCTCCTCTGCTTCTTTGTTCGATTGCATTACTTCTTTGATATTTGTAGTTACACAGATTACATCTGTAGCTGTATAACACTATCGGTACTTCCTAAACCATACTGGAGTACCATTACGTTTGATTGTAATAGTTTCACAGTACTGTTCAGCACCTCTAGCTTCAGCTCTTAAAGTCTTAATGTAGCAGTCTCTTACTGAAGCACAAGCCCAAGTACCACTAGTACCGTTAGTCTTGACTACGTCCATAGTGATAGTGTCTTCATAAGGAAAGTCGTAGAAGTCACCTGCGTAAGTTTGTAATCCAATTGACATACATGCCAATAATGTTAGTACTTTTTTATTCATTTAATTAGCCAATGGGTTATCTAAAGCTCTTTGAACCTTAGCGTTTAATCGTTCCTCTAACTCTTTGATATCTGCCTTGTTACTAGTTCTCAGCTGGTCTCTCTTAGCTTCAAACCTAACTTCAGCTTCATCTACTAAGTTACGAACCTTGTCTTCGATGTTATTCACATCGTCTTCAACTCTATCTGCTACCTTCTCGATACGCAAGATATCATCTCTAAGACCATTCTTTATATCTCTTGAGTAGTCTAGTGCTTGTTCAATCTTGATGTCCATAGCGACCATCTTCGCTTGATAAGCTCCCAAGTCTAAATTAGCTATGCCCTCTACTTTCTGATACATAGTGAAACCGCCGTATAGCGTTCCTAATGTAGTAGACAATACAGCAAAAGCCATACCTAATTGAGTGGGTGTTAAAGAGTATCCGAGAATACTTATGTTAGCGTTAGATAGCTTTTCTTTGAGTTCATCAACTTTATTTAAATCATCACCAAGATTAGCCATATTAATTCTCGAAGTTATCTTTCAATTGTAACCTTCTCAGGTTGTTAAGTTCCTGTTCTAATCTCATTACCTCAAGCCTCTTCTTTCTAAGCTCAAGTTTGTAAAGAGTATTACAGTTGATACGTTCTTTAGGTGCGTTCAACGGCATTATTATCCTAGCGTACAGGCCTATATCTTTAGTCGTTGGGTTGTTAGCGTCTTCACTACTGAAAGGGCTAGTAGCATTATTAACAATACCTGTCATTCCAAATTCAAGATTAGCGCTACCACCAATAGCATTAGAACAGTCTAAGTTACCTGCTCTAAACTTATCTGACTGATAGCTACCTGCCATACTAGGTAATTGTAAACCTAGAGAGTTGCTGTTAGCTAGAGCGTTAGTACTTAGAAATATTATTAAGTATAAGTATCTCATCATTTAACCCTCGAGCATATACGTGAAGCTATAGCACTTGTTGCTACATTATCCTTCATCAACTTAGACTTAGAACAAATGTACTCTAGCCTAGGCTTGTCATCTTCCTTAATGTAGATATCAAATTCAGCATGAGCAAGATAGTCCATCTTAATTAGTTTGTAAGAGGTAACAAATGGAATAGAATTCCACTCACTATCAAACGCACCTAACTCGTAATAAGACACATCTTCACGCTTATTGAATATCTCCATCTTAGTTTTAAGTACACCAGGAACAAAGGCAGTAGTAAACGTAGGGTAAGTAGGTATCATATCATGAGCATTAACCACACTAACCCACAATAATACTATTAAGTATCTCATTACTTAGCGATACACTCAGCAGTCACAATAGCAGTATAGTTACCACCTGGAAATGACTTATCATAACCATAGGTAGCTGCTGACTCTGAAGTGAACCAAGTAGAACCTGCTACTGTTAAATCAAATTCAGTAGTCGCATCATAAACAACTTTAGCGGCTTCATAACCTGACATAGCAGCATCAGACGTTAGTGCTACAATCGTAGAACCTGTCCAAGCAACTGAGTCAGATAAAGCAGGACTTGTTGTAAATGCTACAGGAGTTGTAACCTTAGCCTTATAAGCATCTGCTAGTGTTACCGTAACTCTTACTTTAGGTAGTACACCACCATCAGCAACAGCTGTGCTTAGCTTCTGAGGTAAAGGGTTACCATAGACACCTGGAGTGTCAGTAGTAATCAAACACCTACTCTCAACACTACCTGTAATGTAGTTGTCTGTAGCAAACGCCACTGTTCCAAATGTATAGCCAAATATAAACGCTGTTACTACTAATAAAGTCTTTCTCATATCATTCCCCTATTCCATATTGCATATCAACCATTTGATTATGCTTTACTTGTTGTGCTAAACCTACTCTAGCACCTTTCTTGTTATCAGGCATTTGCTCACTAACTAGAGTCTTTGTGTCTTCGTAGACACCGCCTTCTAAGTCTTTAAGATAATAACTATCAATGTTAATTGCTAAGGCTAAAGCATCCATCATCTGGGCTTGAGCTACAGCATTAGCGAGTAACACGTTGTTATCCACCGCCGATAAAGCCTTTTCTAGTCTATCATTATCTTCTTCTTCCTCTTCGTCCTTTGAATCTTCATCCTTGTCTTTGACTACTACCTTCTCACCCAACACATCTTTTACTAATGCATCTGCAAGAGGATCGTACACCTCAGTTGTTTGAGTTGGTAAAGTCTTTAAGATAGCAGCTGCATAACCAGGACAAGATGGAGCGGATAAAGGAGTAGCACAAGTGTCATCATATTTATAACTATAAACAACACTAGCATCTGCTACCGTACCTGTACCTTCTATCTCAATAGAACCATCCCCCCAAAGAGCTTGAGGCACATTATCTACACCTACAACCTTCCTAATAGGGGTACCACCAGCTCTACCTGACCAATCATCTGTCTCTCTGAAGATGTAACCAGCACTACCTACATTCTTGTTCTGAACATGCACTAACATATCGTCAGCTTTGTTCTTTTCAGGAGTGTATTGATAGAATACACCATTAACGCTTAAGCTATTTACTTCAGGAAAAAGAGCAGGCATCCCCCAAGTTAACCCTGCATTAGCAGCATTATTGGTTGTACCATATATGTAATTAGATAAAGAATAGCAAGCCCAAAATAGCGCTACCAATCCCACCAAGTATTTCTTTAGTATCAAAGCCGTTCTCCTCTTCATCATCTTCTTTAGGTCTGTTGTCTTCATCATTCTGCCAAGCTATTCTAGCATCATTTCCGATGATTCCATGGTAAGGGCAAGGGGTACCTGCCATCAGCATCGCATCAAAGACTCTGATATCCTGACATAGCACAGAGACAGCAGCTACTTTCATACCCATATCATACAGGGTCTTAGAGTTCTTTAGTCTCTCACAGTTCATATCTCTAACTGTAGAACCTGCTGAGATACCTAGTATCTGTGTCTGCACTGCACCTGCTATACCAACAGTACATAGGTCTGAGTTAGACCCTGCACTGAACGTTGGTGAGATAGCTGATGGAGGTGGAGACTTAACTGTAGTAGTCATATCACCACTTGTATGTATCTTAGTGGTAGCGGTTGACTCAGTAACGATAGGGTCTAACGCATAGGTTTTCATACTTATGATAGACAGAGCGATTAACGCAAATGCTAGTTTTATATTCATTATTTCCCCTTAGCTAAAGAAGCTCCAAAGTACATTTCAACGATTAGTGATGTCCATCCAAATATCTCATCGTACTTAACCAAGCCCCTAACCATAGTATACTCAACAGTATCTGAAGTAATATCAAAACCTAAGAAGCTAATACCTTCAGTAACGATAGGAATAGCAGTAGGAAGGTCAAAGATGATAGGAGCAAGGACATAAACAGTAATCAAGGTAAGCATTACCCAAATGATTAGTCGCCTGTTTAAGGCAGCCATAGGGCTTTCCTTATTAGAAGCGATACGAGCAGCATCTACAGCTTGTGACCTAGCAGCAAACGCATCTAGCATTTGAGACTGTTGTTCTGCTTTAGCCTGTTGATTAAGAGCAAACAACTTCATCATAAAGCCACCTAAGATAGGTGCTACATTTGTGAGAAGGCTAAACATCTAAACTCTTAATCCAAGCTTCTATCTTGAACATAACTCTATTACAAAACAATTTAAACTTAGTAAGTACAGCAACTTTCATGTACTTGACTTTATCGTTCTTCTTCTTAGTAACTTTCTTTTTAGTCTTTGCCATTATCAATCCTTATATGTTTCCAAACTTGGTCGATCTTCTTACTTAACTCTCTTATTTCAAACTTAATCTCAGTAGCATCAGCAGTATAATCCTGCTTCAGCATATACTCTTTAGGCATATTAGTCTGACAATCTGTCATCTTCTCGTTAAGTTTTCTAATGTCAGCGACTAGGTTAGTTACTACCCATGCGCTGATTGTCGACACTAGGCCCACTAAAGCGAGTATTACTTCTGAGAATTCCATATTCTGTCCTTATATTAAATTAGTATAGGGCATTTCACCCCTAATTGTTTTTAACAAATCTACCTACTAAAATATAGCAACCCTAGCTGCTGTGCGTAAGTCGCTGACAGCAGAAGGTATAGCTACCCCTGTCTCTGCTGCTCTTATAGCATACCAGTCAGTTGACAGTAAGTATGATAAAGACTTGCTGTTAGTAGATGTCTGTGTATCCTCTACTGTCTTGGTAGCACTATCCCAGACCTGCCCATAAACTACCCTTTCATCAGGGTAACTTAATACCTCTGAAAAGTAAGTAGGGCTATCCTCGTTTGTTACAGGTAACACCTCACCAGTTGATATTCCTGAGATTATCTCATCTGTTTCTTTTAAAAGTTCAATATACTTCATAATAATTCCTTAATTAATTAACCACCAGCAGCTGTTATGCCAGTATCCCATTGTAGTATCACAGCACCTTTGTAGCCTGGTTGACCGCCTCCATAAGAGCCAGCACCGCCACCACCACCATAAGGTAAACCGTTTGTACCGCCAGAGCCTCCATGGTTTTCAGCTCTACCGCCGTTACCACCGTAACCACCACCGCTACCACCATTACCCGTAGGACCGTTACCACAACCCCAACCTGGGGCTGCACCGCCACCACCACCAGCGTATGAACCACCAGAAGCGCCATGGTATGTTCCACAGTTTGTATCGTGATTTGCACCGCCTCTACCGCCAGAAGAACTAGCAGTTGCTCCTGATACAGTACCACCAGGCGCATAGTACCAAAGACCACAACCTGATTGCCCACCTTTACCACCAGAACCACCACCTGCGGTAATTAAACTACCGAATGAAGAAGAGCTACCAGAGCTTGCTGTACAATGCCCGTGAGAACCATTATTTCCTACTGTCACTGTATAAGTCTGTCCAGCTGAAAGCGTAGCGGTTTTATAACCACCACCGCCTGCTCCACCACCGCCTGAGCCGTGGCCGCCACCAGAACCACCGCCACCGCCGCCAATAACATGGATTCTGGCGCTTGTAATTCCAGAAGGAACAGTAAATGTCCATGACCCTGCAGATGTCCACCTAACGCTTCTACCACTAGAATCTAGTACAGTTGCACCACTAAAGGCAGATAAAGAAGTAGCTGTTAGTACGCAAGAATGTGTATTACAAGCTTGACTATTAACAGTCGAGCCACCACAAGCAGCGCCACCATAAGAAGGAGCAGGTGAATTACAACTACGAGATTGAGATTGAGTTCCACCGCCACAAGAAACTGAACAAGCACTGAACGAACCGTAACCAGACCATCCTCCTGCTACTGAAGGAGATGTTCCATATAAATCAGAACCATCGATAGCACCAGACGTTGGAGACTGGGTGTTACTTACGTTATACTTACCGTAGTATTCACTTAGAGATATGGGATTAGAGCCGCCATGTTCTGTTTGAATTGCCGACCAGGATATTTCACCTGAGGTTGGTAATGCCATATCTTACTCCTTAAATTGTACCGAAGGCTGTTATGTCGCCTACGACAGTTAGATTTCCTGAAGCATCTAGCTTCATCTTATTAGTTCCACCAGTAGCAAACTTCAATACGCCACTTGATTCTGTTATTGTCCAGTTAGTAAATGTAACATTGTTGGTACCTAGGGTAATATTCCCCGTCATTGTACCGCCTGCTTTAGGCATAGCATTGTTGGCTAATGTTCCAGCCGCTGCGACATCAACACCATCAAAAGTACTATTAGTTGTAATAGCACCAGTCATCGCACCACCAGCTAAAGGTAACTTAGTAGCTAATGCAGTAGTTAACGTAGAGTTGTAATCCGCATCATCATTAATAGCAGCTGCAAGTTCATTAAGGTCGTTCAATGTACTTGGAGCACCACCTATCAGAGTAGTAATCTTATCAGTAACATAGGCTGTTGTTGCCACCTTAGTACTGTCATCACTCTCCGCTTGAGTAGTAGTCGTTGGACTACCACCTAATGCGATACTAGTTGCTGCTTCTACTGCTGTCTTAATCTCAGCATTAGTTTGATCGGCTGTAGCAGATGTCTCAATACCACCTAGTTTAGTGCTATCAGCAGAAGGATAAGTTATCTTAGCTGTATTAGCTGTGATAGCAGAAGCCTGACTACCAGTAACGCTAGTAGCAGCAATACCTAAGGCATCAATAGTTGATTTAGTTGGAGCAGACACATTATCAAGTGCTGATGTCTTTACATC